CACCGCGTCGCGCACCGCGTCGCGCACCGCGCCGCGCACCGCGTCGTCCACCGCGCCGTCCACCGCGCCGTCCACCGCGTCGTCCACCGCGCCGCGCACCGCGCCGCGCACCGCGCCGTCCACCGCGCCGTCCACCGCGCCGTCCACCGCGTCGCGGCGGCCGGCCCGGAGAAGGTGGAGGGCGATGGGTGCCGCGAAGGCACCCACCAACGGCGACGGGACGCGCACGACCACGCCTGGCCATGGGATGCCCGCGAACCGGTAGCACTCCTTGGCCGCTGCCTCGAACCGCTCCCAGTCGGCCTCGCCCGTGCGCAGGCCGATCTCGATCCACCTGTCGGCCCACTCGTCGAAGCGGGCCCTCTGGGCATCGGTCAGGAGGTCGATGCGCGTCGGCATCGCCTAGTCCTGGACCTGGCGCGGAAGGGCGCCGGGTGCGTACTCGCGCTGCCTGGTGACCCGGTAGTCGCCCGGCGGCAGGGCGATCGCGCCGTGCTCCTGGTGCTCGAGCGGGGTCGGCGCCATGATCCGCAGGAACACGCCGAGGGCCCCCGCGTCGATCAGCTCGGCGTCCTGGACGGCCACGCTGTGGTGGTGTCCGGTCGCCTCGCCCCGGGCCAGGATCAGCCGTCCCTGCTCGGCCTGGAGGCGGGAGCCCTCGGGCGCCTCGTCCACGGCCCGTAGCAGGAGGTCTCCCTGGCGGTACATCGGTCGGTTCACGTTCATCTCCTCGGTGGTTCAGGCGCCCCGGCCGAAACCGGGCCGCCATGGAAGGGGTTGCAGCCAGCAGAGACGGCCGCTGCTCGGCGCGGCCGGTCGCGCAGCACGAACGAGGAAGCCCTTTCCCCCGAGAGGGCCCCGATGACCGCAGAACAGCGGCCGAGCCCGCTGTGTGGAGTTCTCGCCTGGTCAGCCATTGCCGGTCCCGTTGCAGGAGCCGCAGACCTGACCGTTCTTGACGCCGCTGCCGCGGCAGCCCATGCAGATGCCGCTGAGCTGTTCGGTCATGGCTTCGACGCCTCGACCGGCGCATTGGCCAGGGCGGCGCGAAGATCGAGCCTGGCCACCGCGAACGCCGCGAACTCGGTCGTTTCCCAGACGTTGTCGGCGTCCGCTGAGTTCAGCCAATCCACGTAGGTCAGCTCGACTTCTCGCGCCGCCGCCTCCACGCGTTTGGCGTGCTCCAGCCTCGCCAGGATGCCGGGAAGCTGGCCAAGCACGCGCTCGACGTCCTCCATCCAGCGCTCGCTGAGGCCGGTCCGCAGCATCGCGTCGGTGACCGTCAGCGGCAGCGAGACGGTGCCGGTCGCGACGATCCGGCGCAGCGCGTCGAGGTCCATGGCCGGGGCGGTGGCGGGGTTGGTCACGAGGCCCTCCGCCGCGCCGAGCGCATCCGGGCGTAGTGCAGCTTCAGGCGCAGCGCCAGCCGGTAGGCCAGCTCAGGCCCCTCGGTGACCCCTTCGGCCGCCAGCTCGCGGACGAACCGCTGCCGAAGGCCTTTCTGTCCCCGCCGGCCCTGCGCGACCCGCTGGTCCTTCGTGGCCGCGTTCCAGCGCGTCAGGCCACCGAGCTGGCCTGCCTCCTGCTGCTGCGTCGGGCGCTGGTTCACGCCGCGCTCTCGGGCTGCTCAGCCGGCGACAGCAGCGAGTCGATGATGGGATCCACGTCGCGGTCCTTCAGGTATTCCGCGACGCGGCGGAGGGTGCTGGACTTCGGCGGGTACTTCCCATGCCGAAGGCTGTTGACGGTCGAAGACCCCAACGCGAGAGGCGGCTTCATGAGGTCGGACCAGCACAGGCCCCGCCGGCGGAGCTGGTATTCGAGCTTCTCGGGCCGGTAGTTGAGCGTCAGGGTGGATTTGGGCGGTGCCATATCTCGATGGCCATTATGCCACGCGAATGTAGGCACGACGCAACGGATATTGGACAAGGGCCTGACCGCGATGACCGGACGCGGCTACGCTGTCCGCGCCATGAGTCGCAGGCAGGATGGCCCCGAGTCCGAGACACCTCGGCAGGAGCAGGTTCGCCAGGTGGCCCAGCTCGTCCGAGCGGCCCGGCGGCGAGCCGGTTTAACCCAGGCGGGCCTCGCTCACCGCATGACCCAGCTTGGCGAGAAGACCACTCGCAGCCAGGTCTCGATGTGGGAGACGAGCCGGCTGCCGAACGCGTTCAAGCTGATCAGGCTGGTCCACGCCGCCGCCAGCATGCCCCAGACCCACGGCGAGGGAGACCGCGCCCTGGACGACCTCCTCGATGCGTTTCGCGACCTCGGGCGGCCGCCCGCTTCCCCGGGACGTTCGCCCGGTCGACGGCGGGACGACTGACCGGCTAACCTCCCTGTTCAGCCATCCCGAACGTCGGGCAGGTGGACTACAGTAAACCCCGCGCGACAAATGTGACTCAGATGTTGCGTAGAGAGGGGAGCCCCGGTGCTGGCGGCATGGGAGGTGCCAGATGGACGTCAACGATCGGATCAAGATCCTGGAAGACGGCGTCGAGGCCCTCAAGGCGCCTGAGTACCTTGCCGAGCTGCTCGTCTCGCGCCTGGCCGCTGACGGCTTCGGCGCCGCCGTCCTGACGCAGGCCCAGGAGCTCCTCGCGGCCATCCGTGCAGCGAGCGGATAATCGATCCTCTGGAACGACATCTGATGGAAATCGATCCATCGCCGTTCGGATCCGAGGGGATCCCGGTCGGCTGCGGGATCGACTACGGCAGCAATAATCGTTCCAACGGCTTCCCGGCGGCGCGCATTTTGGCCATTTAGGCGTGGCAATGTCCACGATTGAGTGGTGCCGAATTCGTGGCATCGTGCTAGATTGCCGTGGTGGGCGAACAATCGCGCGCTTCCAGCGAGTTCGTCGCCTGTAGCAGCCCCCTGGACGCGCTCGTGGACGACTACCTGAACGAGTGCCGGGCCCGCGGCTTGCGCACCAAGACGGTGCAGCGCTCCTACGCCTGGCCCCTCCGACAGCTCTTCCTCCCCTGGTGCGCGAGCGAGGGCGTTAGCCAGGCGGGCGAACTGACCCGCGGCCTCGTCAACCGCTGGACGGTCAGCCTCCACGAGACCGGCGGGCCGCGGGGTCCGCTCCGGCCGGCCAGCGTGCTGGTCTACGTCGTGACGGTGAACCGGTGGCTGCGCTGGGTGCATATGCAGGGCGAGACGGACAAGGAGCTGAGGGCCCAGCTCCCGCGCCTGCCGAAACGGGTGATCGAGATCCTGACCCCGGCCGAGGTCGACCGGATGATCGATACCGCTCGGACCGGGCGCGACAAGCTCCTGGTCAGGTGCCTGTGGCAGACGGGGTGTCGGGCGAGCGAACTCCTGCACCTGCGCCTCGACGACCTGGTCGAGCAGGGCCGCCACCGCTTCCTCCGACTCCTGGCCCCGGACCTGGGCGGCGGGGCCAAGGGCGGCCGCGAGCGCCTGGTCCCCATCCCCCGCCTCTACCCGGACCTACGCCGCTACGTTGATCGTGAGCGCCCGGAGTCCTACAGCGACCGCCTGTGGCTGAGCCTGCGCAGGACGCCCAGCGGCGAGTACGTCCCGCTCGAGCTCGGCGGCCTGGAGCAGCTCATCCGCCAGCTCGCCCAAGACGCCGGGATCAGAAAGCGGGTCCACCCGCACCTGTTCCGGCACTCGGCGGTGACCCACTGGCTGCGGAAGGGCATGAACCCGCTGCAGGTGGCGAACATCGTGGGGCACAGCTCGCTGAAGATGATTCAGGCGGTGTACGCCCACCTGGATTCGGCGGACGCCTACGAGGCCCTCTCCCGGGTGCTGGACACCTGAGCTGGCCCAGGCCTTCTCCCCCACTCCCCGGCGACCGCATCTGACCCGATATCGCGGCCCCTTGGAAAAACAGAAGGCCCGGTCTCCCGGGCCTCTGGCGAAACATACTGCACACGTTCTCCTCTACGCGCCGCGCCCTGCGCGGTGGTGGCTCATTCGATCGGTTCCTCCTTGTGGTGGTCCGCCGGCGGGTGCCGGGCGGGATGTCGCTACAGGCGCCGCGCCGCCCAGATGCAGTCGCCCTCGGCCCACAGCTCGATGCGGGTGACGCGGGGCTCGGCGGCGACGATCGCCACCACGAGCTCCCGCGCCGGGCCGACGTCGGCGAACTGGTGGAAGGCGATGAACTCCTCCTCGTCTTCCTTGCCCTCCAGGTACCAGCCGGCGGTGTCGCTGCCCTCGCGGGCCGGACCCACCAGCTCCGCCGCCAGCTCGAACCCGGGCGGCGGGGCCATGACGGGGTAGGACCGCAGCCAGCGGGCGCCGAAGTCCCGCCAGCGGGCGGCCATGTGCTCGTGGTCGTGCGCGAGCGTGTCGACGAGTGGCTCGAGGTCGGATGTCACGTTCATGTGTCCTTGGGGTGTGGCCCGCTGGCGGGGTGCCGGCGGAGAGGTCGTCAGTCCCAGCGTCAGGTGGGACTGGTCCACGGCGAGCGCTATCCCTCCCCCGCCGCCACGAAGACGCCCTCGACTCCCGGCCGCGGGTCGCGCATCGCGGCCGGCGCCCGCCTCGCCAGGTCGCGGGTCCAGGCCGGCGTCCGGACGTCGTACGGCACCAGCCGCCGCAGCCAGCGCGTGCGGCGCCACGATCCGACCTGGCGCCCGTCGCTGAGGATCACGATCAGGCCGCTCGGCCAGGCGACGGCCGTGCACTGGTGATCGCTCACTGCCGCCACCGCGTCTCGTGGACGTCGCAGCCGCGCCGGCACTGGCGCGACTCGATCTCGAGCGCCCACCCATCGCGCCCGCGCCGCCAGCGGCCCTCGAACTTGTGCCCCTTGACCTGGCACTCCGGCTTTGGGTGGTCGAGCCCGTGGCCGCTCAGCCACGTCCCTCGGGTTCCCGTCACGATGCTCTGTCCTCCTCGACGGCCAGACGCTGCCAGCCGCCCTTGACTCTCCGCAGGCCGAGCTCGGGCGCGAGCTTCGGCAGCCAGCGGTTGACCCAGTCGTGCGGGAGCTTGGCGCGCCGGGCCAGCTCCCGCGCCGGCGCGACCTGTGCTCCCAGCCCCTCCGCCGCGCGCTTCAGCCGCTCCCGGCGGACGGCGTGCGGCTCCTCGGGCGCTGACGGGACCGGCGGCGGGATCGTCGCCTCGTCCTGCTGCGCCTCGACCTCCTCGTTCTCGTCGTCGTCGAGATCGGCGCCGTCGTAGAACCACCGGACCTGGACGATGTTGGCCGGCTGGTCTGAGTCGCGGCCCGAATCCACGATGCGGACATGGGAGACGGGCGCGCCGATCCCCGAGGCCGCTCGGCGGACATCGAGATCCACCGCGATGTGGCCACTTACCAACTCCACGGTGAGCAGGCGATGGTCCTCGTCGAGGTCCGCCACGGCCGAGCGGATCTTCGACCGCGGCACCTTCCCCCAGTAGCTGGCCGTCTCCCAGCTCGCCATCGCCCGGCGGATCTCTCGGTGCGAGATCCGCCTGAACTGCCATCGCTCCCATTGCCAGGGCAGAATCGACCCTCCCCTCACGCGCACGCGTGCGCGAGGGGACTGATGGCGAATCCAGATCCAAGCGGCGACCATAGTCAGGAGCGCCAGGCTGCCGAGCACGACCGGATCGGTCAGCCCGGCCCACCAGGCCGCAGCCGCCCAGAGCCCGGCCGCGCCGGCGCCGGCGGCATACCGGACGTGAATGGGCCGGTGGGCCCAGAGGCCGATGCTCCCGGCCGCGGCCAGGCCTGCCAGGAGTGGCACCCAGGCCAGGCCCTCGGAGGCGGCATGCCCAGCGGCCGAGGTCATGGCCAGCCCCAGGGCGGTGGCCGGCAGGAGCAGCTGGCGACGGTATCGCCAAGCGAGCCGGGACAGGGCCAGGGTCAGCAGCAGGGCCCACCGCTTCCCCCATCCCCCACCGACTGTCTGAAGGGCCTCGCGCTCGCGCGAATCGCGGGGGCGCGACGCGCGCGCGCGCGAATCAGACAGCTCGCCGGGAGCCTTCGGTGACGAAGGCCCTGTATGGAGGCGGGGGGTGGGGAGGGGCCGCATCGGACTACGCGTGCCCCGTGAGCTGAGCGGTGACCCAGACGCCGAGGCCCATGTGCCAGGCGAAGTCGATGGCCAGCAGCGATCCCGAGCTGATGCCGGCGGCGATCGCGTGCTCGAGGTGGTGGATGGCCAGGTAGACGACCGCGAGCAGGCCCGCGAAGGCCGCCGCGTAGGGCAGAAGCACGATGGCCAGCTCGATGAGGAGGAGCACCTTCGTCCCCAGGAAGGCCCCGACCGTGGCGACGGTGAGGCCTGTCGTCTGCATGATCCAGGCCAGGGCGATGAGGCCGGCCACGACGAACACGGCGGCCGGCAGTCGGCCCAGAAGCGCGAGCATCAGGTCATCTCCTTCGGCCCGACGTGGGCCAGCGTGAGGGCTCGACTGGCGGCCCAGGCGACGCCCCGGTAGCCCCAGATGAATCCAGCAATCACGTAGACGGCGGCGATCCCGATCAGGCGCCCGACGAACCGGGCGACCTGGTGCTGGCGCGGGCTCAGGACCTGGACGTCGACGACCTCCCCCGCGAGAGGGAAGGCGCCGTCCACGTGCCGAGCCCGCTTCGGCTGGACCCGCTTGGCGAGGCGCTCGAGGAACGCGGCCTCGGCAGCGGTGGGAACATCGTCGTCTCGGAAGTCGGTGACCCGGCCGGTCATACCGCGAACCTGCCCGTGCCCCAGGGCGAAGCGCCCACCGCGGCTGCCACGCAGGGCGCGCAGTTGGCGGCGGCGAGAGCGGCCAGGATGCCGCCGTAGCGCCCGTTCCGGAGCGTGGCCACGGTGGCCGCGAGGCCCTGGTCCCAGCTCGTGTACGCCTGGACCCCGACCGAGTTCATGGCCGCGCTCCCCGGCTCCTTCTGCGTCGTGTTCAGCGGGTTGAAGCGCGCCGAGTTCGACCAGTGGCCGCCCTCTGCCCGCTCCCAGCTCGTGATCGCACGCACGTTCTCGGAGGTCGCCGGATCGCCGAGCGCGCCGAGGAGCGCCTGCGCCCAGGTCGTCGGTGTCGTGGAGTCGGTCAGGGCGTAGGTGGTGGTCACGGGAGCCGCGACGTGGCTGCGGACCGCCGAGCAGGTGACCTGCAGCACGATCAGGACCAGCAGCGGGTACCGGAGCTGCCAGAGCAGCACGAGGACCCGAAGCGCGTCGATCACCTCGACGGCCCTCCCCGGCCGCCGGTCAGCCCAGCGGCCGCGAGCGCCAGTCCGACGGCGACGACGGCCCCCGGCGGGACCCCGCGCAGTACGTCGCGCTGGTACCAGGCCAGCAACCCGGGCAGGGAGTCCAGGAGGACCGCCAGCCCGAGCGCCAAGCCGGCCAGGATCACGACCGGGCCGAGCAGCCACGCGAGAGGGCGACGCATCATCCGGCTACCTCCTGGGCAGGCTGGGTGGACAGGGCGGACAGGGCGGACGCCCGCAGCCGGTAGATGGACGGACGCGGGATGCCCGTCGCCGCCTTGATGGCGGACACGCCGACCTTGGCCGGGTCGTGACCGGCGGCCGTCTGTTCGCGCAGGAACGCGACGATGGACGCCACGCGGGCCGCCACCTGTTCGGTGTCCGCCTTGGGGCCGGACGGCGGACGCTCGGTCGTGTCCGTGCCCGTTCCAGCGGACGGCGCGCCGCCGCCGGTGTCCGTGGTCACGGCCGGGGCGGGCTGGGGGACCGGACACCAGCGTCCGCCGTCCCACCACCAGGCTCCGTCCGCCGACCGGACACCGTAGTTCGAGATGACCGGCTCCGAGGTGGACGCGTCCGGCTGGACGCCATCGACAGCGCCCCGGTGGACGTGCCGCCAGAGGATGACGAGCTGGTGGACGATGAGCGCGATCCACAGGCTGGGCACCCCGGCTGCGAAGTACGACCACGGGGCGGGCAGGAGATGCGTACGCGTGTACGGGCCAGCCATGTTGGCGGCCATGGACACCGCGACGGACGCCAGGATCAGACAGCCCAGGTAGATGCGTGTCCGCCGCTTCACCGTCCGGGCGATGGACACCAGCGCGAGCGTGCCGATGGCCATCTCGCCGTCCACGATCACCGGACACAGGAGCGCGAACAGGAAGGGGATGGACGCCGCCTGGGCACCGGCCACGATGGCGTCGAACGAGACCGTCCAGCAGGCCAGCATCACGCCGCCGGTGCCCCCGACCGCCAGCCGGACGTTGGCCGGCCAGGCGTCCCATGGACGCGGTGTCCGCTCGCGGCGCGGACGGGGAGCGGGGACCTGTTCGACGGCCGCGGGCACCGGCGGCGCCCCGGCCGCCACGAGCCTGAAATCGGAGGGGACCCAGAGCGATGGGGCGGACACCTGTCCGTTGCCCGTTCGCTTGTCCATGGACATGTCCGTGGTCACACCTGCATCCTGAACCCACTTGATTGCGTTGTCAAGTGGTGCTAGGGTAATCGCTGTGTTCAAACAGGGCAGGGCGAGGCCGTCCTTGCCTCTCGACCCCGCGCCTGACCCTCAACCCTTGGCGTCCTCGCCGATCCCGATTACGCTGATGCCAACGCGGCTGGAATCGGATTCAAGCGAGGTGCAGGACATGACACAGGCGTGCTCGGGCGCGGGCGGCTGCCCGCGGGTATTCGTGGACGCCGGCGGTGACGTGATCGTCCAGGGATACGAACAGGGCGTCGCCGGCATGGCATCGCCGCCGGCGGGGGAGGCCCATGTCCGGATGGACCTGATGACTTGGCGCGAGCTGGCGCGTCAGGTGGAGGCGGCCCAGGCGGACCCGTTCGTGGCGTTCGCGGACAGCGCGTGGCGGCTGGAGACCAAGCCGCAGTACCTCGTCGATGTGGAGGCGGAGCGCTTCCAGGCCTTCCGCGAGGGCCTGGCTCTGCCGCCCTGGCCCGCCGCGAGCGTGGAGTGGTTCGCGGGGATCGCGGCCCAGGTGGCTGCGGGCCGGCAGTGGGGCCGGGTCCACGTCGTGGATGAGCCACTGAGCGACTACACGCTGTTCGAGCTGGAGTGCTACCGCGACAACATCGCCGCCGGCGAGGACGTGAGGATCGCGATCCGCGATGCTCGGCCGGAGCTCGCGGGACTGGCCGAGGATTTCTGGCTGTTCGACGTTGGGACGGACCGCCCGCTCGCGCTCCTGATGAAGTACGACCCGGACGGCCGGTGGCTCGGCTACTGGCGCACGGAGGACCCGGCTGTGATCGGGGAGTGCAAGCGCCAGCGGGGCGTAGCTCTCGCCGCCGCCGTGCCGCTGGACGCCTACCTCGCCGCGTCGGTGGGCGGCCGGTAGACGTATGGCCGGCGGCCCGAGTGCGTTCCAGGCCGAGCGGCTCAGCCTCGCCGCCGAGCTGAAGCGGATCCGGGAGGCCGCCGGCCTGACCACGCGGGACATGGCGGGCGCGCTGGGCGCCAGCCAGACGAAGGTGGTGCATCTCGAGATGGGTCGCCGCGGCGCCCGGCCGGACGATGTCCGCGCATGGGCGCTGGCGGCCGGCCTCGCGCCTGACGATGCCGCCGCCCTCTCGACGCGCGCCGAGAAGGTGCAGACGGACATCACCGACTGGCGTCAGGCAATGCGGGCGGCGGGGTCGTCCGGGATGGCGACCATCCAGCAGGAGTGGGCGGCTATGGAGCGGCTGGCCCCGATCCAGCGGGAGTATCAGATCCTCGTCGTGCCGGGCCTTCTGCAGACGGCCGAGTACGCGCGCCGGGTCTTCGCCGTCGAGGAGGAGGGGGAGGGGCAGAACCTTGCCGCGGCAGCCGCGGAGCGCCTGGAGCGGCAGGCTGCGCTCTACGATCCCTCGAAGCGATTCGAGTTCGTTGTGCACGAGGGAGCTCTGCGCTGGCGGATCGGACCGCCGGCCGTGCACGCGGCCCAGCTCGACCGCATCCGCCAGGTGGCGACCCTGTCCGGCGTCTCGCTGGGCATCATCCCGATGGACGTCGAGGCGACGATCTGGCGCTATCACCCGTTCGCCATGCTCGATGGCCCCGACGGCTACGAGGGGCTGGTGGAGGTCTTCGTGGAGCTACTCGGCAAGAATGTGGGCATCAGCGACCCCGAGAGTGTGGAGCGGTACCGCCGCACGTTCCGACAGCTCCAGGCGATCGCGGCCACCGGCGGCCAAGCCGCAGCAATCATCGATAGGGTGGGACAGTGAACCCGCCCGAGGTCAACCCGCGCCTGATCGGCACACAGCACAGCGCGGACCACTACGAGAGCAAGGGCGGTCCGCCCGCGCACCGTTGCCGCCCGCCAGGCTGGTGGCGACGATGGCGCGACGGCGTGAGGCCCGGGGCGATCTGGCGCTGCGCGTGCGGCGAGCGCTACGAGTTCCGCCCGGGCGAGCTGGTCTACCGGTCCATGTACCAGGCCGGGCAGGAGCTGGCGCCCTGGTGGCACCTGTTCGACGCGCCGGCCCACCCGCCACCGCCTCGGGCGGGTGGGCTGTGATGTTCGCCGGCCCCGAGTACGCCTCCTACGTCCAGCTCTGCCGCGAGCTGCTGCTGGAACGAGAGTTGCAACAAGGCGACTTCTACGTCGAGTTCCAGGACGCTCTTCGGCTGGCCTCCGTCCACGTGTACGCACCGGTAGTCTGGCCGTCGAAGAGCCCGGTGGTCGTACCGCGCGGCTCCCCGGCGAAAGGAACCGTCTGGCTTCCCCGCCTCGACCAGTGGCTCGCGATGCTGGAGGGGATCGGCGTCCGGCTGATGGCCTTCGAGCCGCTGCCGCCGGACGAGGACCACGCCACCGAGACCTGGAACTGCGCCGCGCGCGGCGTGCTCGGAGTGGGCGTCACCCGCGAGGAGGCGGCAGCCCGGCTCTGGATGGCGCTGGCGCACGGGCCCGCGCACGATCTGGCTGGCGACGACTGCGCAGGGTAGGCCCCGGCCTGGCTGACGGCCTTCCCCCACCTGTCGTCCCTGTCGACCGGGGCCGCAGGCAAGGGTACCTCTCCCCGCGCATCCGGCAAAACACCTGTTCGTGTACGTACAGCAGTACTTCGGCGCGCGGCGGGAGCGGGAAACTACTGTCCCCTGGAACGACGAAACGGCCCCGCCGCCCGAGGTGGGCAACGGGGCGCGATCGAGGTCAGCGAAGGAGCCGCCTGTGGGAGGGCGAAAGGAGTGGGGCTCCCTCGCGTCAGGTCGGGCGGATGAAGAGCACGATGGTCCCGGCCGGGAGCGAGAGCCAGGTCACGGTGAACGGGGTCGCGCTGGTGAGCGGGGGAGGGGCGATCACGTCAGCCGCGCGATGGCCAGCGCGCCGATCAGGATGGCCACGACCTGGACCGTGAAGGGCAGGATGCCGAGCCCCAGCAGCACGGCCAGGACCAGGACCACGACGGCCAGCGCCGACCCGATGTTCAGCGCCGGCCAGGTCACTGGACCGCGCGCCGGGCCTGCGCCTGGCCCAGGGAGGGCGCGTTGGGCACCAGGAAGACGCCCACGGCGACGCCGGCCGCGATCAGGACCTGGATCCACTGGGCCGCGGTCACGCCGCCCAGGCTGCCGGCGCCGACGAACGTGACGAGGGCGGCCAGGCCGGCGGCGAGCGCCGAGAGGACGAACTTCGTGTACGAGGCGCCGGGCACGTTCGGGCTGGCGAAGACCATGAGGGCGCCGACGCCGACGAGGGCGACGTTGATGAGCCCACCGGTGGTCAGGTGGCCGGCCTGGAGCAGCGGCACCAGGGCCGCGAGCACGGTCCCCAGGACCGCGACGAACATCTTGAGGTACTGCATCTACGGGGAACCTCCAGTGCTATCGGGGGATCGGGCCAGGGCCGCGTTGGCCCAGAACATCGCCTCCTCGATCTTCGTGATCGCCAGCGACTTCTCGCGACCGTCTGGCAACACCTGATCGAGATGCCACGCCAGGCTGTGGCACTGCTCGCGCACCGCTTGGTGCTGGCCGCGCCGCTTCTCTGAGCGAGGCGGGTGGTAGTCGAAGCGCTCCGCGAGGTCCTGGACCGGCCGGCCGGTGGGCGAGCTCACAGCCCGTGCCGCTGCAGCCAGGCGTCGACCGCGCCCATGAACTGGCGGAGCAGCGCGCCGAGCTCGTGCAGCGGGTCGCCCGGAGCGGGCGGGGGAGGGGCCGGGCCGCCGCCCTCCGTCTCCTGCGTGACGACCCAGAAGTCGGAGGCGTAGGTGGGCGAATCGAGGTAGCCGTAGGGCGCCGTGAAGTACCCCGCCTGGCCCCAGCCGTCGCCCCAGGAGTTCCGGCAGAGCCAGGTCCGCGCCGCGTCGTCGTACCCGACCAGGAGTACGGCGTGGCCGCCGACCGGGGACTCGCCGCGGCCGGGCGCCGGCAGGACGCCGGTGCTCGCCACCTCGGCGGACTCGATGGCCGCGAAGGCGTCGAATCCGATCGCGACCGGGAAGCCGGCGGCCAGGGCCTGCTTCATGGACGTCGCGGTGACCTGGACCCGCATGTACTTGGTGGCCTTGTCCCGAGCGGCCTCGTCGACGACGGCCTGGGGCGGCGCCTGCGCGAAGCGCGCGATGTCGTAGGGCCACTCCGCCTCGTCCACGTAGCCCGGCTGCCCGGCCACCACCTTCAGCCCGTCGCGCAGCTCGGCGCCGGCGTCGTCGCGCGTGGAGTTCTCGATGGCCCGCTCCCAGTAGTAGAGGGCGAGGCGGGCCGGCGTGATGTGCTGCTCGAGCTTGGTGGCGCGCTGGACGTACATCAGGGCGCTGGCGATCGCGTTGGCGGTGCAGCTTCCGATCTGACCCTGGTCGAAGATGGGATCGTCGAGGTTTCCGGTCGTCCGAAGATCCACTGCGGCCGGGAGCGTGGCGGCCGTCGGCAGCGCGATGTGCTCGTGCAGCCAGAAGTCACGGTGGTCAGGGCGGTCGGAACGCCAACCGTAGGCGGGCATCAGGCGCGCTCCGGCCAATGCCAGGTGCCCGCGCCGCCCGCCTCGTCGTGCACGACCGAGGTCGCCCACATGACCGCGGGCAGCTCGTCGTTGTAGGCACCGTCCGCCCCGGTGTCGGTGAAGACCTGGAGCTGGACGGTGCCCAGCGCGGTCGCCGGCAGCGTGCCGGCCGCGACCTGGTCCTCGCCCCACACTCGGACGATGACGGCTGGCCGGTGGTCGCCGGAAGAGCGGCCGCTCGGCAGGACGTAGTGGACGATGCGCCCAACGCTGGGCTGCTGGTCGGTCAAGATCGCCTCCTGCCGGGCCATGCCGGCGGAACAGGTACTAGTACCCCGCCCGGCACCGGATCAGGGCAGCGGCGCGCAGGTCTGAGGGGCGAAGAGGTGGTCTACGTAGACCCGGAACTGGTCGATCTGGCGCTGCTCGGCGGGGGTCCGCGGCGTGCTCGGCGGGATCGCCAGGTACGCGTGCCAGAGCTGCTGCTGCCCGGCCCGCGTCGTGTTGCCCGCCAGGCACGCGTTCCTCTGCCGGCTCTGGATCGAGTTCGCCTGCTCCGCCGTAGCGTTGGCCTTCCAGGCCACGTAGCCCACGGTGGCGCTGAGTAGGATGTCGAGCGCCACCGACACGCCCAGGATCCGCAGGAAGACCGTGTTGCGGCGGGCGGTCCGTGCCGCCTCCTGCACGACCGCGGATCGAGCGATGCGCGCGTCCAGGTCGTCGGCGCGCTGCAGCAGGTCACCCACCGGATTCGGCCTCCGCCAGCCGCCGCTCCAGGTGATCGATCTTCTCCAGCAGGACTACCGCCTGGGCCTTCAGCGTGTCGCTGAGCGTTATCAGGCCAGCAGCCTGGGTCTTCAGGTTGTCGCTGAGGGCGGTCAGCTCGACCACTCGAGCTCGCAGGGCGACCACCTCAGCGCGGAGTTCGATGCGGATCTCCTCGCTCGCATGCCAGAGAGTGGCGGCGTCGCTGGTGCCGATCGATCCGGATGTGCTTCGACGGGCGACGAGGTAGGTGACCGCCCCGCCCACGCCGGCCGCGAGCATGGCCACGAGGGCTACGACGACCGCCGTAGCGTCGAGCACCGGCATCCACGCGTCAGCCGTTCGCCAATCGCGTGGCGAGCGACGTGGCCAGCTCGGCGGCGACGTCCTTCCCCAGGTGGGGCGCCAGGTCGGCGGCGAGCTTGGCCTCGTCGATGACGTCGGCCAGGTGGGGCGCCAGCGCCGTGGCCAGCGCGTCCACGTCGATCGCTCCGACCTTGGCCAGCCCGGCCAGGATGGTCGGCATGTTCCCGCGCAGGGTGGCCCAGGCATACGCGATCTGCGTGGGCATGGAGATCGGCTGACCTTCCGGGTTCACCTCGTTCGCGTTGTGCAGCAACAAGTTCCACAGGTCGTCGATCTGCTTCTCCGACAGGGCGCTCATGTCGTCGCTTCCTCCTCCAAACCAGTCGTCCAGCCAGGATCGATCGACGGTGCAGCCGAACTCGGAGTGGGAGCCCTGCCACTGCCAGCCGACCGGGCCTGACGGACGGGCCACGTCCGCCGGCCAGGTGGCGCGCGGGTCGCGGCCGGGGTAGCGGGCGATCACGTGGAAGGCGGCGGCGCGGCCGCCGTGGACCGCGGCCAGCCCATAGAGCCCGGCGCCGCTGGCGTTCAGCCAGTCCTGCACCCAGGGCCCGTTGTCGCGGATCCCGGCCTCCACGTCCAGGCAGGGGCGCACGCTCCACGCCGCGGCCAGGTTGCGCACGGCGCCCGGGTCGTCGCGCCCGCTGCAGTACGCGATCGGCATCCCGCCGCAGAGGCGGGCGTTCTCGAACGCGCCCCGCGGCCAGGGGGCCGCCAGGCCCACGTTCGAGCGGGTGGCGATGTAGCCGCACCAGACCCGGACGCCGGCTGCCGCGGCTGCGCGCGCCGCATCCGCGCTCGGCGCCGAGAAGCTGCTGTCGAGAGCGGCGATCACAGCGTCCTCCTCACGGGGTCAAGTACGTGGTGACTTCCCCGGTGACGGTGGAGCCGTCGCTCGGGAACAGGCGGATCGTCGTCAGGGCCCCGGTCCCGTTCCAGAACCCATGGCGGAGCGCGAACTGCAATCCGGGCGTGCCGAGGCCGAATGAGCCGTCGGTCCAACCCCTCGCCTTCTTGATCTGCGCCGCAGCGTAGTCCTCGATTTTGATCTCGCCCTGCCCGAACATGCCCGCCGTGGCACCTCCCTGCGGGAGCAGGCCGATGCCGATCCAGGTCTGCGCGAACTGCTCGTTGTAGCCCGCCGAGGAGGGGGGAGTGTTGAACAGCTGCGCCCACGCGTAGTTCCCCGAGGCGTCCCCGTTGAACTGCATGTAGAGCGAGGCCGTCCCGTTGGGCGCGGCGCTGGTGCGCAGCCGGTAGCGGATCTCCAGGTGCCGCCAGTTGATCCCGAGGTAGGACGCCGGGATCGTCCCCGAGGCCGGGATGGTGACCGCCGAGACGGCGCTCACCGTCTGCTCCTCGAACTTCCACGGCACGCTGGCGATCAGGTCCTCAGCCAGCCAGCCGACGGCGACGATGGCACCGGCTGAGAAGTTCTTGGCGGTCGTGCTGGCCTCTCCGCGGGTCAGGCCGCTGAGCGTGTTCGTGCCGGTGTTGTTCGAGGTGTAGCTGGCGTACTCGAAGGGCGTGGCCAGGGGCGCGTTGGCGTTCCAGCCAGCGTTGCCGGCGTCGAGGATCGTCAGCCTTGCGGCGGCGCTGCCGAAGCTCTGCGGAACGGGGAAGCCGGCCGTGCTCCCGCCCACGAACGACGTCGCGCCGGACGCGAGCGGGAGGGCGATCGTGGTCTGCGCGCCAGCGTTGGCGGGAAGGCGGAGCGGCATGTACTCTCCCGGACATGGAGGCGGGCTGGCTGTACTCGCCCCTCGCGCAGATCCGCTGGAGCACCGTGCTCATGGCGGCGGCGATCCTCGTCCTCGTGGCCTGGCGGACCCGGCGGCCCGCGCTGGCCGTGCTCACGGTGCTGGCCTGGGTCGGGCTCTACGAGCTGATCTGGGACGTGGCCAGCCTGGTCAACGGCGGCCGCCAGACGGTGGGCGGGATCATCTGGATGGCGGGCGCCATCGGAGTCGCTCCGGTCTTCGCCCGCCACCTCGGGCTGAGGCTCTGGCTGCCGGCCTACCTCGTCTGCGCCGCGGCCTTCGTGGCCTGGGACCTGACCGGCTTCGCGTGGAACCGGCCCGGGCAGAGCGGCCCGCTACTGATCGGGCCCGAGGTCCTGAACGTCCTCTCCAAGGATGGCCTGGCTCTGGCCTACCTGGTCGGCGGCCTTCGCCTCGAGCGTGGCCAGACGCGCGCGCAGCGAGGCGATCTCGGCGTCGCGGTGGAGCGCGTCCGGGTCGCGGCGGGTCTCGAAGCGGATGTTGCAGGCGCCGATGCCGCCTAGGGCGCCCGGCTCGGGCGCGCCGGCCGCCAGGTTGCCGTTCACGCAGAGATGGAAGGCTGGGCCCGCGAAGCCGGCCTCGGCCAGCAGCACGGCGGCGTCCATCGCCATCCAGGCCGAGGAGAGCGCGTCGACGTCGGGCCAGTCCATCGCCGCCATCGCGGCGCGGGCGTCCGCCCGGACGCCCGCCGGCGTCGACCAGCGCGCCTCGAGGTGCTGGTCAGCAGGCACGAAGACGGAGTAGCTCACCGGGCCCTCGCCTGACCTCGATGCGCTGCGTACTGGCATTTACGGGAGCAGTAGGTCTTGCCGGCGTTGTAGGCGGTGACGTAGAAGGTCGCCCCGCAGACGGCGCAGGCTTTGTCCATTCCACTACGCCGCCCCTGGGTCGGCGGGGTCCAGTGTCGATTCTTCATCTGCTCGCTGTGAGTAGCCCACCGGCAGTTGGAGGGCTCGTAGTTGCCGTCGTTGTTGATCCGGTCGATTGAATGATCCTTGGTCGGCCGCGGGCCCATGTCGGCCAAGAAGGCCGGGAAGCTGTCGGCCCACCGTTGGCAGACCGTGATCCCTCTGCCGCCATACAGATGGTACGTGTGGTTGTTGACATTGAAACAGCGGTTCTTCATGTTCGACCATGTCCGATATTCGGCCGTCTGATTCCCCGCCAGGGCCGCGCCGTGCTTGGTGAAGTTGGTCCGGATCACATCTCGGGAGCGCTCCCGCTGGAAGCAACCGCATGACCGAGTGATCCCCGCCTTCAGGTGATCACCTCTCACCACGACCTGGACCCCGCAGTCGCATTTGCACTGCCACCTGGCGCCGTGGTCCAGGCGGTCCAAATGCAGAACGACGAGGCGCCCGAACCTCTGGCCGGCAATGTCGATAGGAGGTCTTGCCACACACGAATTATACCCGCTACCCAGTGCTTCCCGCGATCCATATTTGGTGGAAAAATCCGCTTACCAGAAGCGTCTGGCCGGTATCCGCAGCTCCCTCCATCTGCACTGTGTACGTGCCGGGCGGGATCCCGCCGACCGGGAAGAACCACAGCGAGCCGCTGACGAGTCCGGTCACGCCCTTGTCGTAGGCGAGGTCGGCGCTCGAGTTGAAGCCGACGATGTTGGCCCGAATGTACGCCAGCGTGCCCGAGCCCCCAGACGTCTTCGCCGTCGCGTAGAGCCAGAGCATGATGTTCTGTGCGCGCCCGCCGATGTTGGGGATCGTGATCGAGTAGGCCGAGCCCGTGATGACGGTCTTGTTCGCGGCCCCGGTTCCGACGATGCTCTGGTTCGGGCCGCCGGCCGCGAAGTTCAGCGGCTTGGCGGTGCCGAAGAGCCCGAAGCTGTCCATGATCGGCGCGCCGCTGGCGTCGTTGACCCGGATCCCCCATCCGGCCGGCGAGGAGCCGAGCAACGGCAGGTTGCCCTCCTGCAGGCGGGCCACGCCGGCCGGGTCGAAGGCTTGGAACATGGTCGGGTCGAGGCGCCAGAGCCCGGCCGGCAGCGGCGGCCCGCTGGGCTGGACGATGGAGCCTGTGCCCGACTGGAACGTCCCGGTCAGCACCTGCCGCGTGGAGAGGCTGGCCCCGGCCACCTGGAAGGCGTTCAGCGCGCCGCGGCTGACCAGCGATTGCACCAGGTTGTCCACGTCCGTCGAGGAGGTCACCGGGATGGAGCCGGCCTCGATCGTCTGCCGGAGCCCGTCGTGCTCGACCTGCTGGCAGATGAACGGGCCGACGTATCCAGCGACCGCTCCCGTCTCGGGCAAGGGGGTCACGCCCGGCTCCCAGTACCGCACCGTGGCCCCGCCCGGCTGGCTCATGTGGATGCGCTTCCCGAAGCCGGGGAGGGCTGTGAGCGAGACGCGAGTCCAGGTCTGATCGAGCGTGCCCAGCACGCCGATGGCGATCAGGTTCAGCGTCGTCTGGTCGGTGATGCCCGGGGCCTGGATGGGGGGGTCGAGCGTGCGGACGCCGAGCGCGCCCTGGCTGGCCCCGTTGGCGATGGCGGTGATGTTGGCGCTGCCGCCGTCCGGTACGCCGCCCACGGCCGGGACCTGGTTGATGCGGTCGACGATCGAACCGCCGTTCGACGTGCGGTCCTCGTAGTCGGCGCCGCCCATCAGCGTGTAGACGGCCGGCGAACCCTGCGGCTGCAGCCACACTCGGCCCAGCTCATCGCAGTGCCAGAACCAGGTCGGGCCGAGGATCGAGCGCGCGGCATCCAGGACCTGCTGCACCTTCTGGCCGCGGTAGTCCACCGCACCGTTCACGGCAACGAAGACGCCCGTTGACGCCGGCACGGAGACGGGATCGCACGAGCAGTGCTGGGTCTGCGCCACCGCGTCGCGGACCGTCTGGACGACGTCGGTTGGGGCCGTGTACACGAGCTGCGTGGGGACGCGGCCCAGCTCCCAGCCGAAGGGGCTCAGCAGGATCCCGTGGCTGACGCCGGCGCTCGTACGCACGTCGGGGAAGCCCTCGACGATGCCGCTGTAGATGACGCCCTTCCAGGGGCCGCCGACCTCGGTCAGGCGGATCACGTTGCCCTGCTCGAGGCCCAGGCCCACCCCACCCCAGACATGGCTACCGTAGACCGAGCTGCCCCAGACGGCCGCGCCCTTGGGGATGCCCGCCACCTCGATCGTGATCTGGTCCTGACCGCCGTTCGCCGTCATCGTCTTCAGCGCCGGGCGGTTGAGGATCGGGAAGGTGGCCGTCGGGGCGGGCGTGACGCCGTCGTTGAGGTAGGCGTGCGCCAGCAGCGGAAGCGCGGAGGAGCCGAGCGGGCCGGCCTTGACTGCCAGCGGGCGGTCCCAGGTCGAGACCAGGGGCGGGCCGCCGAGCTGAACCGGATGGAGGGCGGTCCAGCCCAGGGAGCCGGTGAAGGCGGTCGCCATCTACTGCCCGGTGATCCGGCTGACCAAGCGCCAGTTCGTGCCGTCGTCGGTGACGAACTTGTCGATGGTGCGCGTGTTGGCCCCGGTCGTGATGGCGGTCACCGCGCCCGTGCCGGTGGTCTTGTACACGGCGTTGTACGTGACCGTCCTGGTGCCCGTCCCGTCCTGGAGCCAGATGCACAGCAGCTCGTCGCCAGCGGCCCCGTTGGTCGGCGCGCCCACCGTGACGTTGCCCGTCATGGCGGCCGGAGCGAAGATGCTGCCGAGCGCGACGTTGGGCGTCGGGGTGGCGGAGTGGGCTGGCGTCTGGACGGTGCGGCGGAGCATGCCGCCAGCCTTCAGGTACTGGCCGGCGGCGGTCTGGAACGGCCATGTCAGGTTGGCCCGGGAGCCGTCGAAGGAGAGGTCGGCCCACCCGGAGTCCCCCGACTGGTAGAGGCGCAGCAGGTTGCCGCCATGGATCTCGACCTGGCCAGGAAAGCGCGACACCGTGCCGGCCACGCCGTTCGCCCGCAGCATCATGTGGGTGAGCGCCGAGATGGTCCCCGTGGTCGGGGTCCCGCTGGCCTGGTAGACGTCCGCCGCGATCAGGGCGCCGCCGTCGTTCACGAACTTGAGGCTGCCGCTCGTGCAATTGTTGATCTTGGTGCCCCAGACGGCCAGGTCTTGACGGGTGCCGCCGGTACCGATCTCGATGCCGACCGGTGCCGTGATCACCCCGAAGCCGTAGATGAAGCCGCCGATGGTCCAGCAGTCGTTGGCGTCGAGCGCGAGCTGAGCGGTGCTGGCGCCCTCGAAGACGCAGCCCGAGGCCCCGCAGCCGGTGGCCCCGAAGTAGCACGCGTAGGTCTGCGTCAGGCCCCAGGAGTGGACCCCGAACAGGATCAGGCCGTCGCCCTTGGCGTCCGCGAAGATGCCGCGACCGCCGTTGTTGTAGACCTCGCCCAGGCTCCACTGCGTGTCGTGGGGTCCCTTCCAGTGCACCCCGTGCGATCCGTGGTCGTGCGACTTGAGGTTGACGAGGAAGGACATCATCGAGTCGTTGCCGGGCGAGGGCAGCGAGGTCGACCACTCGCTGTAGAGGCCCACGTTGTTGCCGTTGCGGAAGACGACGTCCTCGATACGGAAGCCGTAGCCGTAGAGGCGCATCAGCGGGACCGTGCTGGCGACGTTGGCCTTGTTCCCGTCCAGCGTCATCGAGTCGAACATGAAGTTGACCTCGCCGCCGGTGCTGGTCCCTGCGCCCGCGCCGCCGCCGCCGGCCGCCAGAGAGGCGAAGCCGTTGGTCTGGATCAGGGGCGTGGTCGTCGAGGCGCCCGTGCGCAGCTTCAGGATCGTGTTCTCGATGCCGGCGCCGAGGTGCTTCACCCTCCCGTAGACGTTGATCGCCGTGCTGCACGGGTACACCGCCGGCGGGTAGTAGACGGTGGCGCCCGCCGTCTGGGCCGCGTTCTCGGCGGCCTGGAGAGCGGCAGCCACGTCGGTCACGCCGTCGAAGGTGCCGCCCCACTGGTCGGACATGACGTTGACCCAGGCTGGGCCCACGACGATCCGCTGCGGGCCCAGGACCTGGCTGGCGCGCTCGGTGCTCTGGCCGTCCACGAGGGAGTCGACGGTGGTCGGAAAGGCCAATCAGTACCTCACGGTCTCGTAAAATGCATCTGTTTGGTGTACCCCTCTCCGAGGACCTGGGCCCTCTTCTGGGCCAAGGTCATACAGCGCGACAGATGCTGGTTGTGGACTGGGGGCAGGACCCGCAACGGTCACGGGCAGTTTGGCCGTCGGCCGGGTGTCAGCTCGACATTGTCGCATCGCTTGGCCTACGAGTGGCTCATTGGGCCAATCCCGCAAGGTCACCACCTACACCACCTGTGCGCGACGAAACTTTGCGTAAACCCAACCCACTTGGCGCCCTTGCTTCCAGGAGACCATCACCGGATTGAGCAACTGGCGCATGTCACCGGCGCGCCCGCCATCCGTCGAGCAATCACCCACTGTCCTCGCGGACATCCGTACGAAGGGGCCAACCTCTATGTCTCCGTCGAAGGATGGCGCAGGTGCAGGGAGTGCAGGCGACAGAAGAACCGAGCCCAGTACCAACGGGTGAAGGATGATCCGGAGTTCAAGGAGCGCAACCGTCGGCGGGTGCGCGAATACGCGCGCCAACGAGCGTCTCAGATTAGCCACCTCGCCTGATACGTCGCCCCGATCGTGCAGCTCGTGGCGGTGCCGCTCGCCGGAGTCAGGGTGCCGCGGATCTGCTGGACCTGGCCAGCTGGCCCGTGGAGACAGGGGAACGCGTTGCCGGCGACATCGTAGCTCCGCCCGGCGCCGTCCACCACGGTCATGGCGCTCGAGTCGATGGTGATCGTCCAGGCCGTCGAGGCGGCGAGGTTGCCCGGGAACACGATCACCAGGTCCTCGCCGGACATCACGTTCTGGAGCTCGAAGGCGGCGATCGGGGCCGCGTTGCCGACCGGGATCGTGAGCGTCCAGACGGGCTTGGCGAAGATGGAGCCGGCGTACGTGACGTTGAAGTTGGTCAGGGTGCCGCTGTTGAGCGTGACCGGGCTGACGATCGTGGCCGAGAGATCCTGGAACCACTGCTGGCGGGTGGTGAACTCCAGCTCGACGGTCCACCGAGGGACCGCCGGACCGTACATGACTGCCTGCCGATTGGTCTCGGCGGCGAAACGGGCAGGGATCCCGGTCAGGTTGTCAAAGGTCAGGTACTGCTCGCCCGCCATGGCCAGCCGAGCCACAGCGGCGCCCAGCGTCTGGCTCGCCTCCCGGTACTCCATGGCCAGTCGAATGGATCCGGCCGGGAAATCGGAGGCGAGGAAGGCGCTCTCTGCCCGCCAGGCCAAGGCACCGAGGGACAGCGCCTGTATCACATCCATGTGGAAATCCTGGAGGAACCAGGACGTCCAGTCGTTGAGGTTCAGGTAGCCCTGCACCCCCTGCCCGTTGGGGAGCGCGAGGCCGCCGAATTGGCAGACCCGGCCAACGGCGGCCGATGTCTTGACGAAGGTGGCCTGCGGCATCAGGCGCCGTAGGCTCGGTTGCTGAAGATCGGCGCCGAGCTCGACGCCGCGATCCGCTCGAGCAGGTGATTCTGCTGTGCCAGCAGGCGCTCCATGCGGGAGGTGGACATCCGGCTCCCCACGCGCGAGAGCTGGTCCTCGGTAAGCACGTACTCGTCGCGTCCGCTGGTGTTGACGCCCACAGTCCCGCTGGGCCAGATGCCGCCCTCGTCGAAGCGGCTCGCCACCCCCGCGATGATCTGGCCGATCAGGCCGCCGGCCACCGACCCCTGCCAGCCTCCGAGGCCGCCCAGCGCTCGGTTCACCAGGCCCTTCATGGCGGCCGTGGCATCGAAGACGCCGCCCGGCAGCCCGGCGGCGGGGATGCCGGCAATGTAGCCGGCGATGCGGGGGACGTCGCTGAGGTTGTGGATGCGCACCCGCTCGTCGAGGCCCCAGTTGCTGTCGATGACCTTCCCGCCGCCGATCACGATGCCGGTGTGGCCGAACGGCGGCAGGGTGGAAACGAAGATCTCGCCTGGCGCCGGCCTGCTGGCGTTCACGAACTGGCTCATCTGCGAGGCCATCGCGACCGGGAAGTGGTGGTTGGTCCAGCTCTCCACTGCCACCACGCACTGGCCAGCCCAGTCTCCCGGCGTGGTGCTGGCGCCGAGGCCGTGCACGCCGAGCATCTCGCCCGCCTGTCGCCAGAGCGCCAGGGCTCCCGGGCCGCCGCCGAGCGGGATCAGCGCCTCCGGGCCCGCCTCCCCGAACACGCCGACGGTGGGTCGGTTGACGATCCCTCCCTCAGCGAAAGCGGGGAGGCGAGGCAGGTTCAGGATCCCGCCGATGACGGGGATGTTGTCGACCATCTGATCGAAGCGGTCGATCACCCCGACCACGGCGGAGAGGCCGCTGTGGATGGCGCCGCCGATGCCCGAGAACGCCCCGCCGATCGCGCCGGCGACGGCGTTCGCCACGCCGCCCAGCGCCGAGAGGGCGTCGCCCGTGTGGGCGAACCAGTTGATGACGGCCGAGAGGACCCCTATGACCTGGTTCCAGTGCGAAACCACGAGCACGATGGGGCCGAGCAGCACCGTCAGGGCGGCCTGCAGCCAGGCGTGGGCTTGGACGACCTGCAGGATCCACCCCCACGCGGCGCCCAGCGCTGCAGAGACCTGGTCCCAGTGGGTCACCACGAGCACGATGATTGCGATCAGGGCGGCGATGCCGAGGATCACGAGCCCGATCGGGTTGGCGGACATGGCCGCGTTGTAGGCCCACTGCGCCGCTGTCGCCACTCCGGTGGCCACCGCTCCCGCGACGTTCGCCACCCGAGCGGCCACCAGGCCCGCGACATAGATAATGGTGCCGATGTAGCCGCGTTGGAGCGCGAACGTGTTCAGGTCCTGGGCCAGGGCGCAGGCGTCGGCCACGATCGTCCATGCCGTCATGGCCGCACGCACCACGTAGGTAGCGGCCACGTACGCGTAGATGCCCGCGGTCTGCGCCCAGAGCACGATGTTGGTCGCCAGGATGACCGTCTGCCAGATGCTCCAGCCGACCACCAGGGCCGTGAAGACCGGCCTCAGCGTGTCCATGTGGTCCGCCGTCGCCTTGATCGCCGGAGCCAGGAACTGCGCCACATCGTTGGCCAGGTCGAGTGCTGGCGGGACGGCCCTGAGCAGCAGATCCCCGAGATCCTTCAGCATCGGGCTGGCCGACCGGGCGAGGCTGTCGAAGGCGGCCGCCAGCCTTCCGACCGAAGCCGAGATGTCCGTGATCGGACCGGCGATCTTGCCGGCGGCCTCTGGGCTCATTCCGACCGCCTCCAGGCCGGCCATCGCCGTCTGGCCCACGCTGCGCTTGCCGGACAGGAGCCCGCTCGCCGCGTCGAACGCTCTTGGCAGCGCTTCGCCAGCTCGCTTGGTCAGCGCCTCCATCCCGGGCTCCAGGCGTTGGTAGATCTGGAGGCTCATCGTCTCCATCTCCGACTGGACGGCCCGGATGGCTCCGCCCAGGCCCTTCGACTTGGCGCTCGCCACGTCCTGCGCCGCGCCGACCTTGGTCACGGCCGCGTGCATGGCGTCGAAGACGCCAACGCCCTGGCCGAAGATGATGTTGGCCGCTCGCGCCGCGTCGCTGCCGAAGATGGTGGCCGTCGCCTGGTCGCGCTGCTGGGGCGTCAGCTTGGCCAGCGCGTCATGCGCCCTGACGATGATGTCGCGGAAGGGCACCATGTTCCCGTGGGCGTCGTAGATCGACAGCCCGATCGCCTTCATCGCGTCCGAGGCCTGGCCGCTGGGGCCCTGGAGCTTGAGGAGCACCTCCTTCAAGCTGGTGCCGGCGTCGGAGCCCGCGATGCCCGAGTTGGCCATCTCGCCGATGGCCGCTACCAGGTCGTCGATCGGAATCTTGGCGGCCGAGAAGATCGCGGCCGACTGCTGCATGGCGAGGCCGACCTGGCCGATGTCGGCGGCCGACGCGTTCGCGCTCGCTGCCAGCAGGTCAGCAACGCGGACCGCCTCCTTGCCTTGGAGGTGGAAGGAGTTGAGAGCCGTGGCGGCGAGCGTGGCCGCGGTGGCCTCGTCCACGCCGGCGGCGGCGGCCAGCTGCAGGGTGCCCTTGGCGGCGGCCATCGAATCGCCCACCGAGAGCCCGGCTTTGGCCAGCTCGGTCATCGCAGCGGCGGCGTCCGACGCTGACGTGTTCGGCAGAGTCAGGTCGTTACCGAGGTCGATCGATTTCTGCTGGAGCTGAGCCATCTGCGCCGCGGTCGCCCCGGTGACGGCCCGCAGCGTGTTCATCTGGTCGCCGAAGGCGATCCCGGCGCCGATGGTCGAGCGGACGGCACCGGCGACCGTGCCCATGATGCCAGCGAAGCCCGCATAGGCGGCCATCCCGCCCACGACCCCGGCGGCCATCCCGGCAAAGGATGTCCCCAGACGGGTGACGGCCGAATGTGTGTTCCCGGCCTCGCTCTGGATGCGGCGCAGGCCCGAGGTCGATGTATTGGCGGCGGCCTCGACGTGACGCGCCATCTGCGTCACCGCCTGGGCGGCCAGCTGGAGATCGCTGTTGTCGAGCTTCAGGCGCGCGACGAGATCGGGCAGCGCTCGAGCGGCCATCAGCGCGGCCGGCCGCTATTCGCCTGCTTGAGAGCTCGTTGGTGCTCGGCCAGCAGCACATCGATCTGGGCCAAGGTCAGGCTCCAGAAATCGTCGGGCGAGAGGTGGAAGTCGACCATCCCGACGTAGAGGAGTCGGGTCCAGGGGATGGGGCTGTCGTCAGCCCATTCGGGTTTCCCCGGCCCGCCTCCGGCGCCGGCGGCATGGCCTCGATCAGCGCCGCGCCCATGGCCTCGATGTAGTCGTTGAGCCGGCGCACGTCGATGAGGTCCCAGACTCGGTCGACCGGCTGACCCAGGATGAGGCCGAGCGTGAACGCGAGCAGGCCGAACAGCTTTCCGCCCGTGCCTTCGCTCAGGGCGGTCATGTAGGCGTTGAGGCTGCCGTACTCGGCCTCGATGCGGGCGAAGGAACGGGCCGAGTAGACGATGGTCACGGTCGAGCCGTCGGCCAGGACCAGGTCGGAGCCGCGGGCGATCAGGCGCCTGATCTGTTCGGCCGCCTCTGCGGCCTGCCTGGCGGCATCGTCTGGGTTGGCGCCGCCGGCGAGCGCCGCGACCACAGTGGAATCGAGGGACACGGAGATCCTCCTCGGGCTTCGAGAGGGACGATCGCGGGCGCCGCAACGCGACCCCGCAGGGCATGTGTCCGTGGCCGAAAACGACTGGCCACGCGTTGTATGGACGTGGACAAAATGAGAATGCTCGTGGGCGGCGTGGCCGCCCTAACTCTCGCGGCCTGTGGTACGGGCGGCTCCAGCTCGCCGTCACCCTCGCCGACTCAGCGCCTCTACGCGGTCGGGCAAACGGTGCCGGGGCCCGATTCGGTGGGCCTGACCGTCTTGGAGACGAGGATCGATCCGCCTGGCGAGTTCTTCCCCCTGACGCCGACGGGGCGCTGGATCAACGTCCGCCTGGCGGTCCGCAACCAGGGCCAGCAGCCGTATGCGCGCTCAGCCTTGGACCTGGTGATGGACATCCTGGTCCGCGACCAGAACGGCACCAACTACGCGGCGTCGGCGCGGGCCGAGGGAGACGCGGCGCTCGGCGCTCCCGTCCTGCCCGGCCAGACCAGCATCGGCTGGATGCGCTTCGCGGTGCCGGCGCAGGGCTCGCTGCGCCTGCTCTGGGTCTCGGCCCTGGCCGAGGTGCGGCTGGCTACGTGACGGCGGTAGCGAGCCCGCTGCCGCGACGCCAAACGGGAACGAAAACCTAAGTTATGGCGACCACCGTCTCGTTCGCGATGATCGACATCCACGCGTTGGCCGGGCCGCCGGCCACGGTACCGATCAGCGGGACGGCCACGAAGTCGGCGGACTGCATGCGGTAGTCCTCCTCGGAGAACCCCGACATGAAGTTGCCCGGCATGCACTTGTAGCAGATCACGTGCACGTCGCCGCCGATGTAGTCGGTCTGCTTGCACTGCCCCTCGACCTTGAAGAAGGCGGGGGCAGTGATCTGTGTGATCGTGAGCGTGGAGATCTGGTTCGGGGTCGTACCCGAGTCAGTGGTCAGCGCGGAGCTCAGCGCCGCCCAGACGTCGAAGTTGTGCTTCGCGTAGTCGAGCTTGCCCGAGATCTCCTTCAGGACCGAGTCGGCAGCCAGCAGCGTGTTGTCGCCGCGCAGCTGCTTGGTGTCCGTGGCCAGGGTCGCCTCCATCGACTTGGCCCCGACCACATCCACCTTGGCAGCGTAGGTCGGAGCGGTGGCGGCGACGTCCGTGGAGAGCTTGAAGACCCCCATGTCGTTGATGCCGAATACGCGCGTTACATGAGCCAGGGCCACGTTACTTGCCTCCAGGTTATACTATCGGGATGACATCGGCTTGCTCTGAGACGGGTTGCCTCCGACCTAGTCGAGCCCGAGGGCTATGTGACATGCATTGGCAACGGTGGCGTAAGCACGGCACGACGGCTGATCGCCCTTCTCTCGCGGACCGATTTTGGCTCCGCGTAGAACATGGGGAGGCAACCGACTGCTGGCGTTGGAAGGGCGCCCTATTCCCGCAGGGCTACGGCCTGCTCAACGTCGACGGGCGCCCCAAGGGCGCTCATCGCGTCAGTTATGAACTCGTCATTGGACCAATTCCGAAGGGCGTCCACCTGGACCACCTTTGCCGGAACCGCGCCTGCGTCAACCCAGCTCACCTGGAACCGGTCACGGCCCGCGTCAATATCCTGCGCGGCGAATCGACCTCGGCGGCCAACGCCACGAAGACGCATTGCAAGCGCGGCCATCCCTTCGACGAGGAGAACACCTACGTCTACAAGGGAAGACGGGGTTGTCGTGAATGCAGGCGGGCGCTGTGGCACGCCGCGCATCCCCCCGCCGGGACAGCTAATGCCTCCAAGACGCACTGCGCCGCCGGGCACGAATACACCCCTGAAAACACCTACTGGAGGAAGTCGGGGCAACGGCGTTGTCGAGCCTGCACCTTGGAGCGCAACCGAGCGTCAGCGGCCCGATCGGGATAGCGCAGCGTTCGCGCGAAGGACGAGGTCGGGGGTCACCCAGCGCACTCGATGGCACGCCGGGCACCGCACGCGCAGCGGAAGATCGCACTCGCGGGCCAAGGCGGCGCCGACGATCATCCGCTCGCGGCCCGTCGTCTCGTGGAGAAGGTGACGCTCCTGGCGGAGGGTGAAGTCGTTGAAGGTGAGGCACCCGTCCGTCCAAGCCCACCCGGGCTGGATGCGCCAGACGAGGCGGGGGCCTTGGAGCGCGGTCAACGAGGAGCCGATCTCGCCCAGCAGCTCGGCGCAGTCAGAGCCGGCGCAGTGGACTCTCACAACTCGCGGAGCACGTCCACGTCGATGATATGGCGGATCTGGGTGTTCTGGAGGTCCACGTCTCGGATCACGTTGCGGACCAGGGCCGCGTAGACCAGCTTCGTCCCGATCGAGGCCAGGCGGGCGCCGTGAAGGCCAGCGGTGATTCCCTGCAGGAGCGCGTAGTCCTCGGCGCCCAGCGTCTCGTAGACCTCCACCTGGACCAGCTCGGCGCCCGTGGTCAGGTGGCCGTCCTCCAGCGAGTCGGGGGTCATGGCGATCGACTCCTGAATGGACACGTAGGGCTTCGCCTGGCCAGCGGGCGGCTGGTCTCGGTAGGCGGAGATGCCCAGGCCCAGGCTCTCGATCTTGGCCTTCAGGGCGCCGGCAGTGGTGGCGGCCATCTACTCGCCCGTCACGAGGAACGCATCGGCCTCGCCCAGGGCCAGCGTGACGAAGGCGGCGCGCGCCATCTCGTAGCGCTTCACCGCGAGGTCGTGGTCGCGCTTCAAGCTGGCCTCCATCTCGTCCATCTGCTGCTCGCAGTGCTGGAGCTGCAGATAGGCGATGCGGTACTCCTCGGCGATGGCGTCGAAGTCCGCCATCAGCGGCGCCGGCGGAGGCGGTAGCGGTTGCTCACGGCACGGCTGGCCAGGCGGGCCTGCGCAGTCGTGACGCTGCCCGTCCGCCGGTAGCTCCTGATCGCGCTTCGCAGGCCGGCCCGTTTGGTGACGCCTCTGCTCGTCGCGGAGCCTCCCCGTCGCGCCTTGCCGCCGGCCATCTTGATCCCGGCCGCAACCGACGCCAGCGCTGGGCGCATGAACGGCTGGGCGCGATCGAAGGCGGTCCCGTACTCCTGATAGAAGTCCTCGCGACTGGTCGGGGGACTGATCACGCCGACCTCGACCCAGGGGCCGCGGTCGGTGCTCCCCCTTCGCATCCCGAGGCCGGCCCGGATCCCCCCGGTGGCGCCCACCGGGGCCCTGGAGCGGGCGTACCCGAGAACGTGAGTGGCGAGCTCGTCGAGGAAGTCCGCGCCATCGTGCTCCATCTCCCGCAGGGCGGTGGCCAGGCCGGCGCGGAACGCCTTGTCGTCGATCTTCAGCTCAGACGGCAACGATCCGCTCCACGCAGAGCGCCTGCACCATCCGGTTCTGCTCGTCCACGTTGTAGACGGTTCGGACGTCGAGGACGCGGGCGCCGAGCAGGACCCGGGACTCGTGGGTCACCGCTGACGGGTGGTGGAAGGTCAGGACGTGCACGATGTCCTGCTCGAGCTGGCCGGCCGTCAGCACCTCGGCCGCGCTGCGCGTCTCTACGGCGGCCATCTCCCGGCGGGCGGTCGCCCACGCGACCACCGAGTTCCCCTCGGTGTCGGTCGTCACGGTCCTGCTCTGGATGGTGACCGGACTCCGCAGGCGGCCCGCCCGGATCGCGACCGAGCGCGACTTCACCGCATCAGAACCTGGCCGTAGCCGCCCATCAGGGCATCGACCCCCATCGGCAGCGAGACGGCCACCACGCGGGCATCGGCAACCACCTGCTCGCGGTTGGCGTAGAGGTGACCGAGGTAGAGCAGCAGCGCCGCCTTCCAGTCATCGGGGACGAGGCCGGGCGAGGCGAAGCCCGCGACGAACTCGATCCTGATCGCGGCCGGCGCGAGGGCGACCACCGGCCAGATCTTGTTGAGGGCGGGATAGACGCGGGCCTCCGAGCCCTCCGAGCCAGGATCGAGCGTGTAGTTCGCGCTGGCCAGCGTCTGAGTCGCGCCCGAAGGGTCGAGGTAGGTGATGGACGTGATCGACTGGACCGGGGGCCGCAGTTCGATCATGCTCCAGGTCACGCCGAGGCCCATTGCCCAGGTCGAGGGGGACACGCCGTAGAAGGACTCCGAGATCCACTTCGATTGGTCGAAGCGATCCAGCGTCAGGACCAGCGTCTGCGTCAGGAAGGCCCGGTCGTACTTCCACTCCAGGTTCCGGCGCGCCGCCCGGATCTGGCCCTGGACCATGGCGTCGTGGTCGTCGAACGTGATGGCGAGGTGGTCCTTGGCCTCCTTCAGCGAGATCGGCTCTACCGTCGGCGGCGTCTTCACGGTGAGGACGCCCATCAAGCGACCGCCTCCTGGCCCAGCGCCATCCTGGCGCCCTCCTCCAGGCTCACTCGAGGCTGGTAGTGCTGCAGCATCAGCGTCGGGTCAGCCACCCGGTAGCGAACGCCGACCGGCTGGTCCGTCCGGTGCTCGATGCGAGGCTGGTACCCCGCCGCCCTGCACACGAGCGGGGCCAACTCGTTGAAGCTGGTCCCGATCCCGGTTCCGAGGTTCACGGGCCCCTCGATGCCCTCCTCGGCCAGCTTCAGCGTGGCGGCCACGATGTCGCTGACGTGGATGAAGTCGCGCACCTGCTCACCGTCGCCCCAGACGACGAAGGGGTCCTCGCGACTTCGCGCCCGGTCGATGAAGGCGCGGAAGGGGTAGGCCGGATCCTGATCGGCGCCGTAGCCGGTGAAGGGGCGGACGACCGTCACCGCTACCCCTGCGGCCCGGGCGTGGCGCGCCAGCAGCTCGCCGGTGAGCTTCGACCAGCCGTAGAGGAGGTCGGGCGCCTTCGCGAAGTCGAACCACGGGTCGACGTCATCCTCGCGAAGGCGGTACTCGGCCGTGGCGCCGTTGGCGTCCTGGTAGGCCACCGGATAGGCCGCCGAGCTGCTGATGTAGACCACCCGCCCCGGCCGCGTCCGCGCCGCCCACTGGAAGAGCTCAGCGTCGAGGCTCAGGTCGACCGCGAGCTCCAGCGGCGCGCCCTCGATCGTCTGCCGGCCACCGACCACGGCGGCGCAGTGGATGGCGAGATCCACGCGGCTCGTGGCGCGCCGGAAGTAGTCGCGCGCGTCCAGCGGCTCGCGGCCGGCAACGTCCACGCAGCGGACCTCGTGGCCGTGGTCGCGCAGGGCGCGGACGAAGTGGCGGCCGAGGAAGCCGCTGGAGCCGGTGACGAGGGCCTTCATCGGCACCCCCAGATCTGGAACGCGTACACGCAGCCGGCGGGCCGCAGGTCGAGGTGGTTGTGCATGATCGGCGCGAAGCCGGCGGCCGCGAGCATGGCGCTGACCTCCTCGGAGTCCCAGCACCACAGGTGCTCTGGGTTGCTGTGGTCCGTCTCGCCGTCCGGGGTCGAGAGCAGCAGGCAGCTCGTGCGTGGCCGGATGGCGCGGAGAACCGCGTCCGGGTCGTCGAGGTGCTCCAGCGTCTCCGAGAGCACCCACAGGTCCGCGTGCTTGACCCGCTCGACGGTCTGTTCGATCGGCCCCACGTGCTCGTGGCCGGGGGCATAGTCGCCCAGCGTCAGGCGGGCCCGGCCACCGAACGCCGCTGAGATGCCTCGTGGGATCGCCGCATCACCGCAAGAGAGGTCAGCGATTACTCCCTCGCCGCCGAGCAGGTGCAGCCCCATCGCCACGCTGACGTCGACGCGGACGCGGTGGTCCCACCAGTGCGTGTGGTCGTGCGGGCGCGGATAGAGCTGGCCCATCTCCTCTGCGGTCGGGGTCGGCCGCAGCCTCACACGCATATGGCCATCACCACCTGGAACCAGCTCGCCCGCTCGTGGCGGATCACTCGCCAGCCCGCCCGTTCGATGAGGTCGCGGTAGCCCTGCAGGTCGAAGGCCCAGAGGTGGTGCTCGTAGTGCGCACGGTCGGTCTCCGTGGCCGGTGACGAGGCCACGAGGATCCGGCTGCGCTGCGCGGCCCGCTGGAGGAGCGCCGCGGGATCCTCCAGGTGCTCCAGCACCTCGGTGGCCACCACCAGGTCCGCCCACTCCGGGTCGGCCGCCACGATGTCCTCGTAGCGCGCGTCGACCCCACGTTCCGTCGCGGCCGCGATGTTCGCCGGCGTCAGGTCGTAGCCCCAGGCGGCGAGGTCGGCCGGCAGCGTCGAGAGCAACCCGCCGTCGCCGCAGCCAAGGTCGACCACCGAGCGGACGGCGTAGCGGGTGCGGGCCTCCATGACGTAGTCGCGCGCCAGCATCAGACGCTCGCGGTGGCCCTCCTGATCGAGGTGGGGGACCGACTCACGGTCGCGGTGCCACTCCGGCGTCGTGCACTCGGGCGCGGGGCCGGCCGGGAAGAGGCGCCACCGCATCAGGCAGGCGCGGCCTGGGCGATCATCGCGCGCAGCTTGGCGAGGGCCGCGGGGCTCTCCTCGCGCACCCAGCGCAGGAACGTGGCGTGGTCGCGCGCGTACATCGCGGTCGAGTTCACCTCGCGGTAGCCGGCGTCCCACTCGGCGGTCTTGGCCAGCGGGTGCACGTGCTCGATCACGACGTCGGGGAGGTAGCGGATGCGGCCGAGCTGCTGCCCCAGGCCCAACCAGTAGTTGTCGAGGAAGAGGTGGATCAGGCCGGGCGGATGGAAGTAGCCGAGCGCCTGGATGATGTCCGACGTCATCGCGACCGCGGTCGGCAGGTTCTCCCGCTGGAGGAGGTCGTTGCCGTACGCCAGGCCGGTGCCCATCTCGCGCAGGACGGCGACCATGGTGGCGTCCCAGCCGACCGTACGCGGGCAGTGGTCGTCGCCCATGAAGCCGACCGCGAAGTAGCCCGGCGCCTCCTGGACGGCAAGCCGGTTCAGGGTCGGCCCCATGCGCTCTCGGGGGCCGATAGTGACGCTGGGGCAGGCGTCGAGATAGCCGAGCAGCTCGGGGTCGTCTTCGTCACAGGCCACCAGGAGATGGGAGTCGCCGGCGGCCGTCTCGTCCCAGGCTGCCTGCAGGCGAGCGATGTTGCCCGGCCGCCCGCGCGACGGAACGATCATCAGGAGGTCGCTCACTGGGCCGCCTCCTGCGGCTCGCCGGCGACGGTCCCCTCGGGCTCAGGCTTCGCGGGCGGCGGGTCCACGGCGCGGTCGCGCCAGTAGTCGTGCTCGCCGGCCCACATCTCCTTGTGGTGGCTGGTCGGGACCCCAGTGTGGACGTAGATCGGGATGTCGAGCGCGCCAGCACGAATGCAGAAGGAGAGGTCCTCGCTGACCATCTGGCCGGTGCTGGGGTTCGGGGTGCGGTTGTACCAGACCGGACCGAAACGCTCGGCGATCCGCTCGAGCACGGAGCGGTGGATCAGGATGCAGGCCGAGCCTGTCCCGTGGCACTTCACGAGGGCGTCTGGCGGGTAGTCCCACATCACCGCGAAGCCCTGCTGGCCGCGGTGCTGCGTCCAGTGGTAGATGGTCGGCACCAGGCCCGCGTGGTGGCCGCCCATGCCGTCCAGGCGCAGCTCGCGGACGCTGAAGCAGAGGGCGCCGACGATCGGTCGCTCGACCGGATGAGCCCCGGCGAAGAGCCGGTCGACGGTGTCGGCGCCGAAGCCCATGTCGGTGTCGACCCACCAGAGCCAGTCGCCGCGGCCATCGGCAAGGAACTCCCGGACGGCGCGGTTGCGCGACTCGATCAGGCCGTCGGTGCCGTACTTGATGCTGATGAAGCCGCCCGCCAGCACTCGGCCGTGGTTGGCCATGTCCCAGCCGATGAGCTGGGTCATCGAGTGGTGCCAGGAGTAGCTGACCCTGGAGTCGTGCACGTAGGCCGCGACGACCGCCTGCGCCTTCTCGGCGGCATCGAGCACCGGGGCCGGCGCGGGCGGGTCCCAGGCTGCCGGGATCGGGGTCTCGCTCATGGGACGGGCGCCACCTCGCGGGAGCTGTGGGCGTCGCTCAGCCAGACCTGTTTCAGGTGGGAGGTGCGGATGCCCGTGTGGACGTGGATGGGGATGCCGGCGATGGCGCAGCGAAGGCAGAACGAGAGGTCCTCACCGATCACGCCGCCGACCTCGGGATTGGGCACCGGGTCGTACCAGCACGCGCCCTGTGTCTCCGCGATGATCGCCAGGGCGGCCCGGTGGATCAGGATGCAGGCGCTCCCGGTGCCCGCGCACTGGAGTAGCTCGTCGGCGGGGTACTCGCCGCGGCCGATGAAGCCACGGGCCTCGTCGTGGCTGACCCAGTCGTAGATGGTCGGTATGGACTCGGTGCGGTAGCCGCCCAGACCGTCCTCCTCGGGCATCTTCTGCGCGAAGCAGAGCGCGCCGACGATGGGTCGGGCGGCCGGGTCCGCCACGGCGAGCAGGCGCTCCAGCGTGTCGGGTGCGAACCCCATGTCCGTATCCGTCCACCACAGCCAGGCCACGCCAGTGCGGAGGAACTGGGCGACACCCTCGTTGCGCGCCGCCCACACGCCCTGGAAGCCGCAGCGGACCTCGATCGCCCCGGCCAGGCGCTGGCCGGCGTCGCGGCGCTGGACGGCCATCATGCTCCGGTGCCAGGACATCGCCACCTCTGTCGAGTGGACGTAGGCAGCGGCGACCTGGTCAGGCGCGGGCAGCGGCGAGGGCCTCGCGCAGGCGCTGGATGCTCCAGCGCCCATCGACCTTGATCCCGGCGGCCTCGGCCTCGGCGCGGAGCCGCTCCAGCTCGGCGAAGGAGGCGTCGGCCTGGTTCGGGATCGTGACGTTGCGGCGCTCGCCGGGCGCGGCCGTGGTCTGCTCGATGCGAGGCTCGGGCGGGGGCGGGGCGCTGTAGCTCATGCCGTACTTCGGGTCCTCGGTGAACAGGTCGGGGTGGTCCACGACGAGCGGGTCATCGGCGCGCCAGTGCGTGCCCAGGTGGACGCCGAGGGGCCAGCCGCCGGGCATCGTCACGACGGTCGTGGCGGTGGCGTAGACGACCTTCACTCGTAGCCCATCTCCGCGAGCTGCTCGTCAATCTCCTTGATGGCGTCCTCGGCGTGCTTGCGGTTCGCGTCCGCGGCCGGGTTGTCGAGGTCCTTCAGGATCAGCTCGTGGGACTGCCGCTGGGCGAGCAGGTAGTGGACGCCCGGGTCCCCGGACTCGCTGGCGCGCGCCTTCGGGGTCGACGGCTGGGCGGCCCCCGGTCGCTCGGACGAAGGGGCGTGCTGGGACGAAGACGAGGTCGTCGAGGCGGCCGGCTTGTCGGTCGACTTGTCGGACATGGAATCCCTCCTGGATAGGGGGGAGGCGGGTCGCGACCGCGCCCGCCCCCTTCGGATCTCAGATCACGCGTTCACGAGGAGACGGAAGCCGAGGTCGTTGACGCTCCCGCCGCCGACCCTCGCGTAGGCGAACCAGCCGCGCTGGCCGGTGGGCCGGTTGTTGGTCACGTCGAAGAGCGTCGGCACGAGCTCGACCGACATCCCCCCTCGACGAGCGATCAGGTAGTTCTGGAAGTCGCCGACGACCGCCAGGCCGGTGGTCGCGCTCGTGCCGGTGGTGGTGTCCGGCATGTACGGCGACTCGTGGACGCCGCTCCGGAACAGCGAATCGACCCAGCCCTCGGGCAGGTTGATCGTGTACGCGTGGTACACGTTCGCGGTCCCGAGCTGGCGGATCGCGTTGTTGGTGTTCACGCTCATGAGCCAGCTGGCCCGCCGGCGGAACTTCTGCGGCAGCGCGGCCCAGACCTTGTACGGGTCCGGCGCGCCGAGCGTGCCGCCGGTCGTCAGCGTCACCCGGACGTTGGTGTTCGCCGAGAGCGCGGTCAGGATGCCCTGCGGCTCGCCCGAACCGGTGCCGCGGGTCAGCTTGTCGACCAGCAGCTCGTCGTACCCGGCAGCGAGCAGGGTCGCCATCTCGGCCGCGAAGCTGGGGTAGTCCTGGCTCACCTCGATCGAGTAGGGGATGAAGCCGCGGGCCATGTAGACCTGCACGCTCGGCTGGGCCAGGGTCGGGCTGTCGTCGCTCACCGCCGACGCCTCTGCGTCGAACGACCAGCTCACGCCGGCGGACGAGACGCCCTTCCAGGCGTTGGTGTTGATGTCGACCTGGCGGGCCAGCTGGAGGAACGGGTTCCCCGACTCCTGGGCGGTCAGGATGATGCTCGGATCGATGAAGACCGGGATGCCGAAGCCGCCGGCCGTGGTCGTGCCCTCAGACATGGCCCGGTACTCGTTGTAGCGCAGCAGCGCGCCACGCTCGTCGTCAGTGAGGATCGGCTGCGTCTGGGTGACCATCTTCAGCCACGCCTCGCGGTAGTCGGGGTTCTCGGTGACGACCACCCGGCGGGCGATGTCCGTGCTCTTGCGGACCTGGCGCTCCAGCTCCTCGCGCTGGGGCGCGGTGAGGTGGGAGGCCGCGGAGCGGTCGTCGAGGACGCGCAGCGCCCGGTCCCGAGCCTCGGCGGTCGAGATCCGCACCACGCCACCCGAGGGGTCCTCCAGCCCGTGCCGGATGGTCTCGTAGGCGTGGCGGACGGCCTGGGGGCGCTGCGAGAGCACCTCCTGGATCTGGCGGTGCTCCTCCAGCATGGCCATCGCCTTCTGCCGGATCTCCAGACAGATGGCCATGGCCCGCTGCTCGGCCGCGTCGAGGTCGCGGAGCTCGCCGGCCTCGGTCTGGTGCAGCGCGCGGATGTGCGCGTCGAGCACCACGACTGTCTGGTGGAGCTGCTCAGGCGTCTGGCCGCGCAGGTCCTCCAGGGTCTGGGGGATGGCGGTGCCGGCCTCGTTGCGGACGCCGAGGGTGAACGGGTAGCGAGCCGCCGAGCGGTCCAGGATGGCGGCAGCGGCGGCCTGGAACGACCGCCAGGGGATCATCGCGTTGTCAGGCACGGTAGTGCTCCTTCGGCATGAGCGGATTGACGTCGAGGGTCCGGAGTGCCGCCCGGACGCGGGACGCCTCGCCGTTTCCTGGCTGCGCGTCGTCGGAGCCACCGCCGCCCGTGCTTCGCGCCGCGGGCCGCCCGGTGAGATATGGAGCTCGTCCAGCGGCTCTGGCGGCCGCTGCGTAGGCGCCGGAGTCCCGGCGCTTGAGCTGGTCGTAGTACCGATCGGTGAGGCTGCGAACGCCAGCGCTGGCGGCCGGGTTGGCGGGGAACGTCACCGGGCCGAACTCCATGACGTGGGCCCTGGTGATCGTCCTCTCCGGCACGCCCTTGGGGTTGTGCGCGGAAGCGCCGGGCTCGTCGTCCCAGCTCTCCCCCAGGACCCGCATGCGCATGCTGGCCCCATAGACGCCCTTGCGCAGGCCGGGAAGGAGGTCGCGGTTGTAGCTGGTGTCGAAGAGGCCGCCCTCGTAGTAGGGGCCGATCTTGTCCTCGCGCACGTCGTCGACCGGGGCCAGCACCTTGTTGCCGATCTGCGGGTCGAAGCCGTGGTCGTAGAGGATGCGCATGTCGGCGCGGTCCTCCGCGATCGTCTGGGCGAAGCTCCCCGGCGCCACGCGCTCCAAGAACTTGCCCTCCCACAGGCTGTCGACCTCGTACCAGACGTCGAAGGCGCTGAAGTGACCGCTCAGCGTGCCCAGCGTGTCCGTGCCGGCCGCCGCCGCCCGGAGCTCGACGGATTGAGGCGCGAGGCCCCGGACCACGTCGAGCTCGCGCGGCCCAGCGCTGGCCATGACAACGGGGAGAGTCGCCGGAGTGACGGGCTCAGACTCGTCCGGGTCGGGAAGGCCCATCGCCACCAGGAGCGCGTCGGAGGTCACCGAAGCAGCCACGGCGAGCGCGACGCCCTGGTCGGTCTCGCCGCCCTGGAAAGCGTCCATGGCCTCGTCGAGAACGGCGTCGAGAGCCTGGGCCAGCACGACGTAGTCCTCGTCCCATTCGGCCATGCCGTCCTGCTGCTGCGCGAGCGCTCGCAGGGCACGCAGGGCGCCATCGGTGGCCTTGCCGCTGTCGCGCAGCCGGTCGGCCAGCTCGCGGAGGCGAGGTGCCTGCTGGCGTGGGGTCTGACGGCTCATCCTCGGTCCTCCTGTCGGCCGTTGCGTCCGGCCAGGGCGCGGGCCGGGGGCGCGGCTGGCGACGGGGAAGGGGTCGCGCCCGGCGGTTGCAGCTGGACGCTGAGCAATCCCGTGTGAACCAGGAGCGTCATGTTCTGGCCCATTACCGCGGCCTTGGCGCTCTCCCAGGTGAAGCCGCCGTTGACCAGCGCCACGATGGTCGCTGCCCGAATCTGCTCGATCTCGGCCGCGTCCTTGGCGTCCTCGCGCAGGATCGGCATGTCCTGGGTGTCGGCCCACAGCTCGGCGTCGCTTGGCACCTGAATGAGCGGGGCCAGCGCCATCGCCACGTCCTGCAGCGTCGGCCAGATCCAGGTGTCCGCCCACAGGCGCCGCGCCATCCCGAAGTTGCCGGCGTTGAGCGAGGAGCCAGCCAGGCCCTCAGCGATCCCGAGGATCGTGGCCGGCACCCGGGAGAGGAAGGCGATCCGCGTCTCGCCGGCGCCCTGCACGGACTTGAAGTCGAGCTGCTTCAGGTCGGCGCCCACCACCTTGGCGTCCGCGCCAGCCGTGAGGTACAGGGTCCGGTAGGCGTTGCGGATCCCGGCGTGCTTGCCCTCCATCGCATCGACGATGTCGTCGAACTGCTGCTTGGTCGCCGCCGGGATGCCGGTGACCACCATGTTCGGCGTCGCGCCGTTGGCGAAGAACGCGAGCTTGTGCTCGGTCGCCGCCCGGTCGCCCTGGATCTCGCGGACGGCCGGTGTGATCCAGGACATGCCCAGGCCGGCCGCCTCCGGGTCAGGCACCGGCGCCCAGTGAGCCACCTCGTTCGGGAGCAGGGTGGAGGCGGGCTTGTTGGTGGACCCGATGCCGCCCTGCTGGTAGACGTAGCCGATGATCTCGCCGTCGAGCGCGTGCGCGGGGTCGTCCGGCTCTCGCTGCGACCCGTAGACGATCCCCACCCAGTCCGGGCGCAGGACGCGCAGGCGACCGGGTTGCCGGGCGACGTAGGCGTTGCCGGCCAGCCCAGCGTGCCACTCCATCCGCGCCAGCAGTTCGCCGGTCGTCGCGCCGGGCCAGGGCCGCTCGAGCAGCGACAGGGCCTGGGTGCCGAACAGGCGGCGGGGGGTGGGGGACGAGGGGCGGTTCCGGAACGTGAAGCGGGCCTGCGAGATCACGAGCGCGCGGACCAGCTGGGCGGCGAAGGCGGGCGGGCAGCGCTTCAGGGCTCCCGAGTAGCCCGGCAGGGTGGCCGTGACCTCGTGGATGCGCTGCCCCGCCATGGTCTGGACGACGCCACCGGCACCGACCTGGTAGAGGCCGCCCTGGAAGCCGAAGGTCGTCGCCGGAACCAGATAGTCGGTGATCCACTGGTCGATCGGGAAGGAGCGCTGCTCCGGGCTCTGTCGGGCCTGCGCTACGCGCTCAAGCAGCCCCAACGCGCCTTGCCCTCGTGGGCCTGCGCGCATCCTGCCACCCGATCTTGGCCGCCGCGATGGACCAGGTCACGGTCGCAGCCACGCCGAGGACGACCTTGCCGGCCAGCCAGCCGAGGACATAGAACATGCCGGCGATCAGGGTCAGGAGGCCGCGGCCGATGCTGATCCGCTGCGCTTCGGCCTCGACGCGGTCCAGGTCGATGCGTTCGGCGAGCTGCTGCATGGTCATCTCCAGGAGGCGAAGAACGGCTCGGGCGGAGTGAACGCGCCGTCCTCGATCGCCTGGCCGCGGGCGGTCTCGGCGAGCAGGCCGGCGATGAAGGCGTCGATGTTGACCGTCTCCCGCTTCTTCACCACCTTCAGGTAGTGGCGAGCCAGGGAGGGGTCCTCCTCGGGCCGGAGCCGGCGGCGAGCCCCCTTGGCCAGCGCGGCGGCCCTGGCGTGGGCGGCGAGGATCGGGTCGCCGTCGTGCGTGAAGTCGCCAGCGAAGACCGCCAGGAAGCGCGCAACGGCATCGTCCATGCGGCGGTCGACGTTGGTCGGGAACTCCAGGACCCGTTTCGGCCAGCGACCCTCCCAGAGGTCCGCGTACTCCTGCCACCGGTAGGGATCCATGAACAGGTAGCGGACGTCATAGGCGGCGAAGGCGTCGGTCATGACCTGGTCGACCTCGGCTCGAGGCACGCGGTGATCGGGATGGTCGCCCGGGTCCCAGGTCCGAAGGTGGAACCAGCGGCCATCGCTGATCCGGCTGGCCACGATCGACGTGCAGTCCCTCGAGCGCGACCCGTCGAAGCCGAGCGCGACCACGTCGCCGGGCTCGAGGTGGCCGGGCCGGGCCAGCGCGTCCCAGCGAGTTGCGTCCACCGCGTCCGACACGCCGACCTCGATGCGGTTGAGGAAGAAGCGCATCGCGTCTGCCGTGGTCGGGCAGACGGCCGGGTCGCGGGCGTCGGCGAGGACGCGGCGGAGGTCCACCCACCAGGAATCGCCGTAGACGAACCGGAGCATCTCCAGCGCGTCGTCGTCGTCGTCCAGGTCGGGACGGCGGGGCGGGGGCCGGTAGTCGATGAGCACGTCAGCCGCGCCGCTCTCCTGGGTGCGCTGCGCGATCGAGCGCTCGCTGGGGTCGTAGGGGTTCGTGGTCTCCAGCCACCGGCCGCCCATACCGCCGATGTTCCGCTTCATCGTGGTGGCCAGCAGCACGCCGCCGTTCGACTCCGTCATCAGATGCGGCTCGTCGAAGAGGGCGAACGAGAGTCGGGCGCCGAGGCGGGCGCGGCCGCTGGCGCTCCGCGGTTCGATCTTGCCGCCCGAGGGCAGGTTGATGTCGAGCAGGCCGATGTCAACGCCGGCGATGTCCGCGATCGGCCCGCGGTTGGCCATCTCGTAGACCGCCAGCCAGGTGTTGTCCGTCTGCTCCTCGCTCGTGGCCACCAGCTGCACCCACGGCGTCGGATGCGGCCGACCCACCGGCTCGCCGGCCGCGTCCCAGCCGTCGAAGCGGACTGGACCGAACGCCTCGACCAGGCAGACCGCGCCGCCGAACGGGCTCTTGCCCCACTTCTGGGGCCGCATGAGCTGGCCGCCGCGGTAGACGAACGGCGCCGACGGCCGCCCCTCCTCGACGATCGCCGCCGGGCGGAGCCGGTAGTACCGGAGGAGGAAGGCGAGCATCTCATCGGTCAGCCGGTATGGCTGGCCCTGGCGCTCGCCGTCAGGAATCGGAACCATCGCCTCGATCCACAGGCCGATCTCGTACCCCAGCGTCGGGTACTCGCCCTCCTCGCGGGGTCCGCGCCAGGGCATCAGCTCTCGGCTGGGTGCTGGAATCCGGTGGGCCGATCTACCTTCGGAATGACAGTGAGCTGGCTGGCGCCGCCGAGTACGTTCGCCTGCACCTGGCCGGCCGCCTTGTCCACAGCCTGGCCAGGGTCATCGGCCGTCACCGTGACCGGCTTCAGGTAGATCGTGACGTCGTACTCAGGCATGCGCCTCCTACTCGACTGCCCGCAGCCGCTCGCGGATATCGACGACCGCCAGCTCGGGCTGTTCGCCGGCGGCCTCATCCACGATCGTCCACCGCAGTCGCAGCATCGCCATCGGCGAGAGCCCCAGCCGGTCCTCGAGCTGGCGAGCCTCAGCCATCGCCTGGTAGGGGGCGCCGCGCCTCTCGGCGACGGTCAGGACGCGGGCGTACCGCGCGACAGCATCGACCCAGTCCAACGCCTCCCAGGCGATCGCCTGGGGCGTCTTCCACAGCCGAGCCCACAGCACGAGCTCGCGCCGCGTCGGGCGATCGAGCGGCCACTCCGGCCGCTCGCCAGTGCGGCCCGATCGCGGGAGCCTGACCTGCGCTGCGCCGCCGAGCCCGCGGTTGGGCTGCCGGGCGCCCGGCTTGGGAAGACGACCCTGCATTGGTCAGGCCACCCAGGGCCCGAATTCGCATGCGCTGCGAGAAACCTTG